GTAATCTCAGAACAAAGATTGCTCTGTTTGATTTCTAGTCCTAAATCTTTTTGTTCTTTTGGTAAAGCTTCGTTACATCTATCAATGTTAATCATATAAGGCTCACCTGTCTCTGCTCTAGCATTAATGATTTGCCACCATAAGTCTCTAGCATTAACAACCTTAACAGCTTCTTTGCTTTTTGGGTCTACCAATCTCCAGTCTGCATCTTCTTCAACAGCTTTCAAAAACTCATTGGTAATGTTAATACCGTTATGAAGATTAAGATTTTTACGATTGATATCTCCACCTGATTCTTTACGCATGTTAATAAACTCTTCAATCTCTGGATGAGATATGTCCATATAAGCTGCATAAGAACCACGTCTTGTGGTGCCTTGGTTAAAGGCTAACATCTGAGAATCAACTACATGGATGAAAGGAATTGAACCAGAAGACTTACTACCGTGAGTAGTAGAAACACCGTTACTCCTAATGTCTCCCCAATATCCACCAATACCTCCACCTGAACTAGCCAACCAAATATTCTCGTTATAATGATCTGATAAACCATTACGACTATCAGGTACATAATTGAGAAAGCAGCTAATAGGAAGACCACGACTTGTTCCTCCGTTACTAAGTATAGGAGTGCTAAACATGAACCAACAGTTGGAACTGTAGTGATAAAGCCTCTGAGCCAATTCAAAATCTGTGTGACCTTTGTAGGTGGCTGCAAAGACGGATGCTCTTGCGAAGGCTTCTTGTGCGTGTGTTTCTTTGACTTCAATTTCACCATCTTTATTACGCTTCTCCCATAAGTATCTGTCCTTTAGCGTATCAAGACTAAACTTATCTAATAGTTTTTCGTTACTGTAATTAATTTTAATACCTAAGTATTCTTTTATTCCTACTTTATCTTCTACCATTATGAGTTCTCTGTATCATGTACGTTAAGCATTATTATACCATAATGTAAGATTTTTAGCAAGTCTTTTCTGTTCTTTCCTTCTTTATTTCCATAGCGTTTAGCATACTTCATAATGTTCCCAAGAGTAAACCCTTCTCCATGTCCAGAGTCAATGATGATATCTGTAGCTTGATACTTATCAGAAGCATAATGCTCTCCATATGTACCATCAATATACTCTTGTAGTTCTTGTATTAATTTTCCTTCATTAAATTTATAGTTCATTATGTCTCCATTCATCAGGTAAAGTATCTTCACTAAACCATCTAAAGTTATTTGTTTCAGCCCATTCAGCATGGGTACGTTTTGTCCCATCCTTTCTTACCTTTGCTCCCGGCATAGGAGAGAAAGGCTTTTGAAATAAGAAGACTAGCTCCATGTTTGCAGGTAAGGCTTCTCTTATCCAAAGATACTTACTGTATTCAGCGTGGTCCCAAAACCTACCTTTTGCTTCTAACAATATAGTTTTATCTTCTATTGTTTTGGCGAAGTCTACTTCATAATCTTTCTTAATGATATACTTAATAGACTCATAGTGATGTTTCCAGTCTTGTAATATAGTTTCATGTAAGGTAACTTCCCACATGCTATCATAGCCTTTAGGTATTCCTATCTTCTTTGGTCTCGGTTTACGAGGTACTCTTTTAGGCATTGATGTTCTCCAGTGTTACATCAGGGTTACGTTTTACTTTTTTATAAAACCATTTCAAAGTGTAGGCACTCATTCTAAATTGTCCACCTGCAAAGATGTGTGTTTGCATAGGTAAGAACTCATCTAGGTTTTGTCTCTTAATTCTAGTAGGGTCTTCTCCATCAGGAACCATAGTTCTAATCCATTCTATAAGTAAGTCTTCTGCTCTACGTCTTAATTGTTTTGATCTTCTTCCACTCATATTTGTGTTACCTCTATAACTTTAGGTGGCTTAGGTGTTTGAGTTAAGTACCTTAAGCCATTAGAATATTTAAATACTCTTAAACCTTTACCTTCATTAGAATCTTTATGACATTCAAATTTATGTCTACAGTATACACACTCTCTAGCAAGTTGCATATTACCAGACTTACCATCAGGTATAGGATTATAACACAAACTTGGTGGTTTGTCTAACTTAATAGCAGCTTTAATATCTTTGATTTTACTTTTAATATTAGGCTTATCAAATTCATCAGGTCTGTACAAAGCTAACTCACCAGACTCTTTATTAAGAGCTAGGAAACCTCCATTACTAGTGCCCTGTGCTTCTTCGTACCCAGCAAGTTGAGCCATGTATCCGAACATGTCGTTCTCTGCAAGGGTACCGTCTTTAAATTTTTTGAACGCATAACCAGAAGCAGTCTTAATATCTACAACCTCTCCATCAATAACACAATCCATGTGTCCTTTGATACCAGATACCGTTATCTCTTTTTGTTCATCAGTAACTGTATGTCCAGATAGCTTGATAAGAAATATAACTATCTCTTCAAGTAAATGTCCATATAAAAACTTAATGAATAAAGACGGTGGCATCCTTTCAGGAGTACCTTCTGACTTCATATCGAACCAAAGCTGTCGTGACTTCTTGCCTATGTTAGACATACGCAAAGTTGCATCACCTCTTGGTTCAGGGTGAGACCACTTGTAAAGTATGTCTTTCATAGACTCACCGAACTGTTCTATGGTGTCCTCATCTAGGTCAATATGCTCACCGTCAGCGAGTACGCCTATCTTATTATATATATCTTCGACTAATGTGTCAAGGGTTTTCTTTGATTTAGCCATGTTTAAACGACCTCCATATTATTTATTATATCTTTTGCTGTCTTTAAGTCTAACTTAAACCACTCACCTTTACGTTTCTCGGCTTTCTTAGCACATAAAGTATGGGCTGTTTGTTCAGCAGTTCTTCTATCATCAAAGTATTTTTTAAACTTTAATTTAAAATCTCTAAGCGGACTAGATGTTTGATAACCTTTACATCTGTCCTCAGCATCAATAGCCATACCAATTTTAATCCAGCCTTTCCAAGCAGGGTTAGTTATAATATACACTTCTCCTTCAGAAGATGTAGTGTATCTAGATAAAGAACTAAATGCTGCATCCTCAAATGTCTTATAGTTTCCAGCTTTATAAAGAGGATGGGATTGTGGTATATACTTTCCATTAACAAACATTCTATTTTTGTTTGAACCATCATTATAATTCTTACTACATTTAGTACATTGTTTTCTGTTTACTTCTTTCCAAGATTCAGACCAGTTGTCATCAGTTAGTTCTGTCCCACAAGTATTGCAATTAATGTGTTTCACTCCAGTTCCTCCTGTGGTCTAAATATTTTTTTAATAAAGTTTTCTATACTACTTGCTTGATAGTAAGTTTCATTATAACTACCATCAACATACATACTTCGCCATTTGCCAGTTCCTATAATATAATCATATGTATATCTTCTTCTGTAACCTCTACCATCTTTTCTAAGAATAGCTTTAGTAGTCAACGTAACCGTGTCTTTTTTTATTTTATATTCTATTTGTTCATCGTCAAGAATTTTCTTTATTTCTTTTTTGGTTTCTGTTTCGCTTTTAAATGTAGGTTTCTCGGCTAATAAAAATCTATTATAAAAATCTTCTATTCCTTTGGATGTGTAGTGTTTTTCAGGATAACCTCCGTTATTCCAAGGTGCCCATCTTCCGGTGGTAGAGTAGTAACAATATTTTTGATCGTTAAAATAAACCCAGAACATCGTCCATCCTGCTCCTGCTGTACGTGTGTATTCAATATTTTTATTTCTTAAAAAATCAATTACATCATATACAGTTTCATCTGTACTGTGCCTGAACAGAACTTCTCCCTTTGAATTTACTCTGTTGAAACTCCAGTTATATTCTTGTTCTTTAGTGTGTTTCACTCCAGTTCCTCCCTACTTTATATTCGCCATCTAACGGACAACGAAGATTATAAAACTTACCTGCTTCTATAATAGATTCAACAGCCATCTGTCCTACCTTGTTAGCTCTACATTCTGACACTTCTATCTGCCACTCATCGTGGATGTTAGCTACAAACTTATGAGGTGTACTACTAAGGTTTAATCTATTCGATAATATTTCTAAAGCTTTCTTCATAACAATAGCACCTGCTCCTTGTAATAAAGTATTCAAAGCTGCATGATTGTTTCGTATAAAAAGCTTTCTACCATCTAACCCTTTAAGGAATTTTTTTCCTGCTGCTCTTGTAACTCTATCTCGAAGAGATTTAAATGCAGGGTTATTATCGAAGAAATATTCTCTAGCTCGTCTACCATCTGACGTATTTCCTTCGACCACTTTTCCAAGCTTCTCATCTCCTGCACCGTACATGAGTGCATAGATGAATGTTTTTGCCTGATTTCTTGATTTAAGTTTTGCAGCTTTTTGATTAGCTGTGTGTATATCTCCATCCAATATCTCCTTAATATAAGTTTCATCACCCATGTAATGGGCTAACATTCTAAGCTCTAACCCACTTGCATCTACTCCGAGTAGAACGTTACCTTCATCAACAATCCAACAAGCTCTACATTCTTTACCGTAAGGACTGTGAACAGACGGTACTTGAGCCATGTTAGGATTTCTATGTGTCATCCTACCAGTAATAGCTCCATTAGGTATTACAAATCCATGAACCCTACCATCATCTTTCACAGCACTGACCCAAGAATCAACCTGTGCTATACGTTTCTGTATTAATAAAAAGTCTGCTATAAGTTTAGCTTCACGTATATGTGTAACCTCTGATAAAGTTTTCTCGTCTACTATGGGCTGACCTGTAGGTGTAAATCTTTCAGGCTTCCAACCAAAGTCTATAAGATATTCTCCTATCTGTTTACGAGAACCTAGATTAAAGTCTTGCAGTGTCTGTCTCATAAACGGTTCATAGTTCATGGTGTTTAAACACCTTTCATATTCATCATCCGAAAGACCACGCTTAGATAATTTACCATCTGTTGTCCTAACATACGGAGTTACTAATTTAGCATCTACCCACTTAGGTTTAAACGTGTTATGAACTTCGTCTTCTATCTGTTGTTTCTTTTCTCTTAGCTCTGCTAATAAAACTAAAGCTGATTGCATGTCAAACTTGAACCCATTAACTTCTTGTTGTTTAATAATCTTAGCAACTGATTGTTCAAGATCAATACAACCTTTACTAAATCCTTTGGATTCATTGCGTAAGTTTTTATACACTAAAGTATTTAAGGTTACATCACGGACACAGTACTCTAACATTTCATTAGAGTAATTTTCATAATCATCAAACTCAATCTTAGCAAGACCTAAACGGAAGCCCCAGCTTTCTAAACTATGACCTCCGTCTCGGTTAGGATTAAACAGTCTTGATAGTACAAGAGTATCTATTACTGCTTTCTTACTTAGATCGACACCACCAAACTTTTGAACCATTGGGATATCAAAGCCGATGATGTTATGTCCAATAAGTCTATCTGCTGTTGCAAGAAACCTATATCCATCTTCTAATTTATGAGGAGGGAATTTAAATATCTCACCTGTCTCTGCATCTTGAGCTACAATACAATGCACAAGGGTTGCTTGTAGATCGTCTGTCTCAATATCAAATACTAAATCCATAATTAAAATGCCTCATCTGCTGACGGGTCAAACTCTATGTCCTCATCCGTTAGCTCAGTTAGTCTACCAGTTTCTGCATCATAGATAACTCTAGCTGCCATCCCTACGTCACCTGTGTATCTTGATTTAAGTACACGTAGTCTTGTAGTTCTAGCCTCATCAGGGTCATCTGATTGTTGGTTACGTTCCAATGCAATTACACAATCGGATAGTTGTCCAATACTATTAGAGCCACGTAGATGAGAGAGACTTACTTCAATTCCATTCTCGTGTCCTTTGTTACCATCGACACGTCTAAGATGTGATACAAGAATAATCCCTGCACCTGTCTCTTCAACTAAACTTCTAAGCCTAGTCATAATCGTATCAATAGCTCGTCTCTCATCACCCTCGTGAACAGCACTGACTAGCATGTGCAAGTGATCTACTACCACCCACTTACAGTCGCAACCAATAATCATAAATCGAAGCTTGGTAAAGATATCGTCAATGTCGTTAGTGCCAAAGTGGGAATGAACCCATACTCTGTTTTTGTTCTCACCATCGTACAAGATGTCAAACATCTTATCAAGTTCTTCTTTAGAAAACTTCTCACGTTCTTGGTCAATGTATAACCTAGCGTTAGCTTCAATAGAAAGTATACCATCAATGGTACGTCTCCAATCTTCTTCTAATGCTATGATACCTACGTTGTCTTGTGTTTGTTTCACAAGCCAATGCTCTAGTTCTCTGGTTACACTAGACTTACCAAGTCCTGTTCCACCTGTAAGAGTTACAAGCTCACCTTGTCTCAAGCCATACAGCTTTTTGTTTAGTCCTTCATAAGGATAAGGGATGCTTTGTTTCTTCTCACGATTGTGAAACTTCTCACGTTGCTCTGTAACATTTATGACACCTGATGGTGTATAAACTTTACTAGCCCACCACGCTTCCACAAAATCTTTATGTCTGTTTTCACGTAGCATGTCGTTAGGGTCTTTGAACCCATTGGGAAGTGTGAGTATCCTAGCCTTGCCGGGTTTAAACAGTCTTGCAACCTTTACTGCTGCATCCTTTCCTGCTTTATCATTATCAAAAGCAACGATCACGTTTTCAAAGTCATCAAAGAACTCCAAGCTTTCTTTAATATCTTTGACTGCTCCCTGTGCACCACGCTTAATGGATACCACAGCCCACTTACTACCTAGTAGTTCATAGGCTGCCATAGCATCACACTCCCCTTCGGTTATGGTGACGTACTTGCCACCCTTAAACAACTGCTGACCAAACAATCCTGTCTCATTGTAAGAGCCATTGACAAAGAAATCTTTTTTATCAATGTTTCTAATTTTTGTAGCAGAGATTTCATGTCCATTATAATATGGATACATGTGTTTAATAACCTTTCCCTGTAGATCGTGAACGACCTTAACACCATACTTCTTAGCAGTATCTTGAGAGATACGTCTGTCGGTTAGTGTAGAGAAAACACCTGCATCTATATTATCAGGTTGTTTAAACGCTGTTTGGTTTGTTGTTGTTTGTTGTACCATATCTTTTCCTTCACATGAATTATTATAGTTAGGCATAAATTCTCCACAACTGAAACACTTTGCTGAACCATCTGCGTTGATAGAACATGCATCACTGCTATCGCAAAGTGGACATGGTTGATGTAGCTTATCCCAAGTTTTGTTTTCCATATTAGCCCTCACTAATGGTTATTATTTATCGTCTGTTTCTGTAGTTTCTTCAGCCTCCAATACTGGTTCTTCTGTTTCAACTATAGCTTCGTCTCTCGACTTAAGCAACTGTTCTAAGTTAGCTCGATGTGTACGACTTGCAAAGTCTAACGCTTCAATAACTACTTGTAATGTACCAACCTTCTGTACAATCACAGTTGATTCTTGCTTTACTCCATCATCGTTGATGTTATTAACATCATATGAAGTTGTCCCATCCTCGTTATTTATTGTAATAATCATAATTAAAACTCCTCGTTGTCTGAATCAGGTTCAGAATACTCTACTAACTTATTAACTTTAACAGCTATTAACTCAGCAAATGTTCCGTACTTACTTGAGTAAGGTTTAAACTTAACCTTAACTTCAGAACCGTTACCAACTGATACATCAAGCTTGTTGCCATCAGCATCTACTAACAATGGAGCAGGGTTAACTCGACCACCTGATTCTACTTTTCTTCTAAAAGCAAATGCAGGTTCTTCAAATTTATTGTTACCAGCTCTATCTTTTACTTGAGATAGTCCTAGACCCTCTAACCTGTCGGCTGTTTCTTGGTCTGTTAAGACTGTTATCTCATACTTAGGGTCACCAAAGTTTGCATTAGGTGTGCTAACCTTAGCCCACATTGATCTACCTTCTATATACTCATACATAAGTTTCCTCCTTTGTTGTATTAAGTGTGTGCATTATAACATATTCTACTACTAAAGTAAAGTATTATTTTAATTTATTTATTAGTGTGTTTAAACGGACTCGGTTCTTGTTGCACAAAGCACCGAAAACTTGCTCGACTAGTGTCGAATACCAAGGACTAAAGGAAGTTATATTTGAGGGCTGTCCCATAGTATACTTAATCAAGAGTTCTAATCTCAGTTAGTATCTCTTCCCAAAAGGTAAGAGGTGTACTAGATAATGTTACCTTGAATGTATCGTCTAACTTTTCAACAACGTGCCCAATGTTTAAGTTGTTTAAAGTTAGGTACTCACTAAATCTTCTATACTCATCACGAGTTAAAATCTCTGTGTCGTACTGTTCTCTTTCTTTTAAATACATAAGGTGCTATTATAACATGAATAGAAACTCTTGTCAACACTTAATTTCAAAATGTTTAAACAGCTTCCTGTGTTGTCCACCATATAGGCTTAGGTCTATTTTGTTCCCACTTAGCGTAGTGTTTTTCGTTAATGCAGTAATTACGATAAGCAATAGTAGCATCCTCATTCTTGTACTCCTCAGGCATAGCCTGTGCTAGTGGTGTCATATCTTTTAGAG